TAAGTTCCACTATCTGTATCTTCTTGACTATAATTGACACTTTCAACATTACATCCATATACTTTAAAATTATCACTAGACAAATCAAAATATCCACTTGTTCTAGTTCTAAGCAAAGATAAGCAAGTATTTACTAATTGATTAGCCACTAAATCACCGCCAGAATCGCCTTGATATTTAGTAACTATTTCTAATCTAGTAATAACTTCACTAGTAAATGATTGTTGGTTTTGATCTATTTCATTTGTAGCAACACTATAAACCCAAATGTAAGGCGGATCATAACTTTTACGAACTCTGTTTGTAACTTGGACCGGTTGGCCACTTACTGATTGACTACCTATTGCAGAAATAATAGCTTGTCTTATATATTGCATTGGCTCTCTCATCTTATTTTTTAACTTCTTTATTAAATCGTTTTCTTAGATCATCAACAAATTTTCTAAACCTAACTCTTATAGGATTAAAAAAATATGGATTTGGTTTTTGTTTACTAGTTCCAAATTCTACAAAACTTGCATAATTCATTGGCGATTCTATAAAAACACCCTCACTAGTTTTTTCATAATGAGTAGTTTTTTTTAAATCACCACTTCTAACTGGTGCGCCTAATTTAATTTCTTTTGTCATTTCTGCCGCAGCTCTATTTAATCTATTGCTGCTTGCATTTTTTACTACAATACTTAAATCATTTAATATTTTATCAATATTGTTCAAATCCTTTTTATTAAATTTTAAATTACTTTTCATTATGAAAAACTTATTGCCTCGATTGTTGTATAAAAATCCGGTGTGCTTTCAAACATATTGACAACTCTATATTTACTAGTGTTATTTTGAAACTTTAAATAATATTCAAAATAATTATCTGGCGAATCAAGTGCCTTATTTCTTACTATTATTTTAATTTTTTTAGATTGTTTTCTGCTACCATTTTCTGTATTCATTTCACCACTAACATATTGAACATTTGCCCATCTAGTAGTAATTAAAACTGGATCATCACTAAAACCACCATAACCATCATTAGTAGGTTGCAACTTATAAAACTCAACTCTTGTATCTAATTTTCCAGCATCCATTATAAAAACATTGCTTTATATGAATTTAAAATATCTCTAACATTTGTTGGCACTTCATCTATATTTTTGCCAATAATAAAATCAGCTCTATTATCGTAATAAGTTGATACTAATTGTAGAATAGCTTGTTTTAATAAATTATCATCTAAACCACTTGTAATATATGTAACTTTTACTTTGTCAGCATAGCCACCATCTAGTTCAATAGTTTCATTATCTAAACCAAGTACACTATAACTAACAGCTGTTCCATCACTAGTAACACTAGATATACTTGTAACTGGACCAAAAGGCAAATCAAATGTGCCATTGGTTTCTGGAATGTAGTAAGTTCTATTTTTTTCAACAATATCTCTAGAAATATAATTTTCACACCATATTCTAGCTTGTGTGATCATTCTACTAATTATTGTGTCATCAACATCTGTACTTATTCTAGCATAATTTTTAACATCATTAGCTAAAACAATCTCAGCACCCTCAGTTGAATTAATCTTTATTTGTCTCATTTTTGGTTTCTTTTGAATCTATTTTTAACTCCTTAGTTTCTTTTTTAATTTTAACTTCTTTTTTCTTAACTATTTTTTCAATAGATTCACCCCAACCATTTTTAATCCATTTACCAAAATTATTTTCTGGGATATCAATAATATCACCCTCTATATAATTTTGTCCATTTCTTTTGATTGATGTTAAAAGTTTAATTTTCATAACTATTATTTTTATGTAAAGATAAAAAAAAAGTGCCACTAGTTTTTAAGTAGCAGCACCTTAACTTATTTATGAAATCAATGCAAAGTTATTGAAATTATTTTTATACTTACCATTTATATTAATCTTTAGGCAAGTTTGACCAAGATTTGGTATTATAAAAAACCCTTTATTACCCTCATCCCATAAAGCAAAATAATCAACATACTTTTTTTCATAAGATGGCAACCCGGTACGCCTGAGAGTTATTTGTATGCTATTGCCTCGCCTTAATCGGTTTATACCAAGATATTTAACTTGAATTTTAAACATTTTACCATCTTTTTCAAGTATACAATCATAATAACTAGAGTTTGATAGTGGAGTTGACACATTATAACCTAAAGATATGGCGGTTGCTGCAAAATGATATTCAGCAAAACACCCTTTTTGATTATGTGTCATTTACTAAAAATAAAAAAAACCCAGCTGAACTAACAACTGGGTTTTACACAATCACGATTTAAAACAAAACAAAAATTATATAATTACAATGGGTGTGATTGTATTATTTTTCTTATAGCATCCATGTGCTTAAATACTAAAAGTTTTTTTATAGCTGGCAAGTTATCCCATGCTTGCCTTTCAATAGAGCTGGCTATTATAGTATCTGTATCCAATATGACTATTTTATTATCTGCCTTGCTCATGATCATTGTTTGTTAATACCGATATGCCTAAAATTCCTAATATAATAGCTGTTAACAAGTCGTTTGACATTTCTATTGCCCTAAACATCAAAAAGAATAAAAGGATTGCTAAAAAGTGCTTAATATAGTTTCTATTCATTTTTAAAAGAATCTTTTTGGACATTTGCCATTATACCAAATAAATTGTTGAGCTTTTGTTTTTCATTAAACTTTCTTTGCTCTCTAGATTTTTTAAAGTTATGCTCAAACTTATTTCTATTATAACTCATAATTTTTCTTTTAATGTGAGGGGTGTGGGTTGGCTCTCTTGCTCCGTTGCAGTGGTCGAAAGTTGCGCACCATATAGCTATCCACCTTGATTGTTTTGTACACCCCTCTGTTAAATTAATTTCTATACCAATTTTTTATCTCATTACTTTTAGTTATACCTAACTCTTTATTTAATTGTCTTTGCTCTTTAGTATTTAGATATGTTTTGGAAACCGGCTGGCTCCAATCAACCCAGCTATATAATACTTGATATTCAAAACCAACCTCACAACTCCTTTCAACACTATGCACTAGCTTTGGAGCTTCTAAACATAAAACATCAGTCATATCAGCCATAGCTAATTTAAATGCATCTTTTAATTTTAAGTTTTTATAATTCATATATCTAACATTAAGATTAAACATAAACCATATAGCACTACATGAATTGCTATTAACCACTTCCAGTTGTCTGGATCTTGTTTTAAGAATTTTTTATACATATCGAACATATTATATTGTGTTAAATTGTACGTTTTTGCCAACAAATTGTTTTTCTAATGCTTGTTGAACATCTTCCTCAGAGACATTAAAATCCCATTGTATAGTATCAAAATTATCTTTAGTTATGCTAATCCAGCAAGTTCCATTTAATGTTACATCAAATGTAGTAGGTAAAGAAATAAATCTTTCTGTAATTTTACTTCCTACTTCTAAAAAAGTGTTTGAATCATCATCCATAAAAGATTGAATAAATAAATTTTTCATAATTATAATTTTATTGTTTGTTTACACAAATATAAAACTTTTTTTTTAATTACAAAATATTTTTTCATTTTATTTTTAATTTATTTGAGTTTACCCCATAAAAAAAGGGGTAATAAATACCCCTTTAATTATAATAAAAGTAATTATTATGGAGTTTCTAAAGCTGCTTTTGCAGTTGAGAATGAACCATTTACGAATGCATTTGGCAAGTAGTTTGTCAATGCTATTCTTTCGCTTACTCTTACAGTTACGAAACCATCTCTTACGTTTGTTCCATCTTCTCTAAAGAACTCAACATTTACGTTGTCTCTTATCCAAAGTTGTGAACCAACATTAAAGTTACCGCATAAGAATGATCCAGCTGAAATCGCATTATTGATTATAACTGGCACTCCCATAAAGTTAGGTTGTAACCCAGAATACACTTGATCTTTAAGATAGTTGTTTTGGCTATCTTTTAATAATAAGATTTTGTGGAAATCTGTTGGGTGTAATAGTATGTAACTAGCTTGGTAGTTAGATAATGCTAATTGGTTTAAAGATGCAACAAGTACATCAAACTCATTAGCTGATTCAACTGATTGGTAAAATGCACCACCAGATGATACATCAAAATCAGCAGCATCAGTAATAATACCAGATAAATTTGGAGCAGATCCATTACCAGTTAAAATTTGAGTATCCTCAACATTTAATAATTTTTCTGGCGCTCTAGCTGAAATATAGCTAGTAAGCTGTGGAGTATCTGCCAACATTTCCTCAGAAATTCTAAAGTATGTTCCAATTTTTCTAACATTGCTGTCAGATGCAGTCATATCGAAATCAGATTGTGCTAATGTTGCACCCTCTGCCGCTGTTGCAGATCCATTTGAATATCCAGATTCTTTTACGAATCTAATAACATCAGAGCTAGTTGATCCTTGTGGGATTAATTGTCTAATGTGAACTGGTCGTGTTGGATCAAATTTGTATCCTGGTACTCTATCAGCTGGTATAACTTCGCCAGTAAAGTCAGCACCAACAGTCATGTCAGCTTTAACTTCAAAAGATGCAGATCTTGAATTACCTTTTACGATATTTTCAATAGCTCCATCATTAATTTGTTTCATTAAACCACCTTTGAAAGTTAGATTTTCATTAGCTTTTGCCTCAAGATTTTTCTTGTTAGCAACTTCCATTTGATCTAATCTCTCATTAAATTTGTTAGCAAGGTTTGAAATTTCGCTTTTTAGCATTTCATCTGCCTTACCAGTAGCACTTTCTAGTGCTTGTCCATGAGCTTTTTCCAATTTAGAATCAATAAGATCCCCTATTTGGTCAAGCTGTTTTTTTACGTTTTCTTCCATTTTAGTAAGAATTATTTTAAATTATTTAACAAGTATTTATAAACATCAATCTCTTGCTTGACTTCGACTGGCTCAGTAGTTTCCTCAACTGGCTGAGTAGCATTAATGAAATATGTTTTGAGTTTGATAATTTCGGATTCTAGGGCATATCCCATATCATCTGAGATATTGCCTTTTCTAATTAATTTACAGATATTGTCATATCTTTTGTAAATCTGATCAATATTAGTAGTGCCTTTGACATCTAATATCTTAGCTTGATCATTTGCTGCTAAAGTAACAGCACTAATTTCATATAGTTTTACTTCTTTTATTTCCCTATAATCACCTTTTTGTTCTTTTACTATTGGCATAATACCAACAGAATTTTCAGTAATTACTCCAGCTTTCATAAGTTCAATAACATCAGTTCCAAGTTGTGTTTTAGGCACTTCGGCAACAAATACTAAACCTTTTTCATCTTCATATAACTCTTTCATTTTACCTATTGGCTGCATCATATCATGTTGATATAAATACTTAACCCTTGAGCCATTTTCTTGTATTGTTTTTTGGTATGCGCCTTTTCTGATAATATCTTGGTCGCTATCTTTGTTGTCAAAATAAGATCCATAACCTTTAACAATGTTGTTTTTTTCATCAAAATCCATAACAACATCACCAAGTGGAGCCGCTTTGTAAATAAATTCCATATAAATATATTTTTTGTAAAATTACTAAAATAATTTTTAATCCTTTGTCAGCTCATTGATTGCTAAGCCAGCACCGATATTAAATAGTAAATTACTTGATCGGCTAGGTTGGTTTGACTGATCTGGATAATAAATAGCTGAGCATCTACAATTTATTACATTTCGGCCAGAACCCTCACCTGGTCGCATAATAGCTTCGCCACCAACAATAAAAGAATCTTGTTGTTTTACTTTTTGGCCATTAGCCACGCCATGCCAATCTCGTTCTCGGCCATCTAATGATGTGGACCATTCTTTTATAAGATTTTCGCCAGGAAAAACAGTTAAGGCACTTTGCTCAACTCCATAGTTTGCGGCCCTTGTAGTTTCTGTTCTAACTAATCTTTGTGCTTGGTATCTTGAGTATTTAGTAAATTGTTTTTTTAATATCCTAGCTTTTGCATCATAACCTAAAGTCATAAACTCAGGATCACTAAACAATCTTTGTGTTATTTTAACTAATGTTTTTTTTGCAGTTCCACTTACTAGAACAACATTTGTTGCTGCTACTTGTTTGGCATATAATCCAAATGCAGCTTGCCATTGAGTAACATATTCTTTACTATTAACACCTTTTTTAATTAGTTTGTCAAAAGTTCTAGCATACCATTTAGCAAAATGCATTGATGTATCTTGAAATAACTCTAAATACATATTATTAAAAAATTCAACAGTAAATAGGTTTTGATAGTTAGTATTGCCGGTATTTAAAACATTATCAACACCTTTATTGTATTGACCTTGATAATATCTAGTAAATTTTGAGATGTTACGTTTTTCTGTTATTTGCCTTTGCTTTTCAAATGCATCTCTCCATTTTCCATTACTCATTTTCTATTTGCTTTAATTTTTTATCAGCATAAGTCAGCATACTTTGGCCACCCCATCCTAAGAAAGCAACATACCCTTTGTCTCTCCAGGGGGTGTCTCTATAATCAGGATTTATTTTATCATACCCACCACCTTTGGTTCTAGATAAGAAACTAAAAGTTCTTTTTAAAGTTGACAAACTAAGTGATTCTCTAGCTATTAATTGATTCATTCTAGCTAAGCCAACCTCAGTCATTCCATCAACTTCATTTCTGCCATGTTTTTCGATCCAATTCTTTACTCGTTTAGCATTGTTAGTTGCACTTTGTGGATAATCATTGTAAGTTGCTTTAACCTCAATAGTTTCTTTAATTTCTATATTATCAACTTTATTTTTTTTTTCCTCTTGTTCTTGTAAAGCCGGTTGTGGATCTTCAATGTCAATATCATTGCCAGATGCCGGTATTAAATTAGCTGGTATATAATAATCATCTAATATTGGATTTTCCTCATCAGTTCCAAAACTCATTGCAGCTCTTTTTTCATTTGGAGTTAGCCACCATGCCTGAGCCATTTGATTTACAACCTTTTCAGTTTCCTCTTGTAATTCTGGGATAACACTATAATCAAACTCAATACATAGTTTTTCGCCATACTTAGGCGCTAACCATCTATTTAATTCATCTTGTATTTTGTTAAGCTCTGGTATAACACAATTTTGATATAATGCTTTTTTAGCTTCTTTTACGTTGTTAAATGTTGAGCTTTCTGTATTATTTAAAAGTGTAACCGGTACGTTGTAGATATTACAAAGATCTTTTATAGATGCATTGTATTGCTCTATTAAACTAACATCACTTGCATTTAATCCAAAATTAACCCATGATAATTTTTTTGGAGTTATAATTATATCACCAGCATTATCAGCACCTTGAAAGTTTTTTCTAAACTTATCTTTTAATTGTTGTGCTTGAACTTCATTTAAATCACCCTCATCACTCATAAGCACACCTCTAGCTGTTTGGTTTTGTAAATATTTAACCCCAGTTTGTACAGCTTCATTATTTGTTGTCATTGATCTTAAACCAGCTCTTAATGGTGATTGCCCATAAAGATGTGAACCAGATCCATCAAAGTAAGGGTTAAAATCTTTTATATGGCATATTTGATCAGCTGGTATTTTATATTGGCCATTGTACTCAATAGCATATTCTTTTACTGGCTGCATATAACCACCAGAAATAATTTCTATTAATTGACTAGGCATAACATATAGCTCCTTATATTTACCAGCACCATTGCCAGTTTCCGGAGCAATGCCATAAATGTATCTGTTGCCAGTTAATTTACCAAATGCAATTAGCTCAGTTATCCAAGATGCATAAGATTGAGCTGGGTTTGGTCGTTCTAATAATTTATGTAAATCAGTATTATGCAATTCAACTAATGCTTTCTTTTTTAAATAGTTTGCTTTATGCATAACACTAGGATCTAGTATGCCATTATTCATGGCTTTATATCTTTTGTAATCATTGTCATTTACCTTTTCATATACTTGAAATGGTATTGATGATGCTGCTTTTGCAATGATATTTACTAATGAATATACAGTTGAGTTTTTTCTGTAACCCTCGTTTATATATGTAGTGTCGTTTTCTGGATTCCAAACTATGCTTTCACCAAGCCAATTATAAATAGCTTTGTTATATTCTTGTGCTGTTTGTTGAGCATTTTTGGTTAATAGGTTTCTGAATCGGTCAAAGAATGATGCCATTAAAATAAAATTTTATGTAAAAATACAAAATAATAAATTCTTTTATTATACAACAAAAAAGTCATTACGATTTCGCCACCTTGAATAAACACAATATCTAATGCTATCAAGCAAATGGTCCGCTTGGTTAGATTTTGGTTTATTGATTATTGTGCCATCTTTTAGCTCATCATAAATATAGCTTTGTTGTTCTTTTAAAATATTCATTGATTCCTCACTAACGTATATATCAAACTCTTTTAATAATGAAATACCGGCATTTATACTGCCTTGACCTTTTACAGCTGGTTTGGCCCATATACTCATTTGCCTTAGTTCCTCAATACTTTTTGGCTCCGCACTATCACAATACATTAGCATTTCATCTAGATTTTGTTGTTTTATAAACTCAGCAATATCTCTGTTTGTCATTCCCTTTTTATAAATCAATTCATGAATATATAGGTTGTTGTTATGTTTGCCCACTTTTACAATAGCTAAATTATCTTGGGAAAATCCAAAATCACATCCTAGCACCTCATCATCTAATTGTGGAAAATCTTTATGCGGTATGTAATTCCAGTTTTTAAATATTTGCTTTTCACTAAATACAGCTCTTTGTCCCTCACCATATACTCGCCAATAGTCAGGATCTCGTTCTTTAATCCTTTCAATTTCATCAACTAACTCTTTAGGCAAAAACATATTGTCTTTGTATGTAGATATAAATAAGTTAGCATCATCCCTTTCGGCTAGATCATAAAGATAATGAACTGGATCAGATGGGTTAAAATCAATATAAATATTTTTTCTGGTCCGCATTACCAATTGCTGGTAATCCTCAAAAAATAATTCATTACCCTCATTAATCCATAATACATCCCTAGCTGACCCCCTAATTTTTTGTGCATCATCCGCACTAAACATTTCTAATGTATGGCCATTATATTCAAAAGTGTTTTCTGTTTTATTATGCACTCCATGCCAGTAGATACCCAGCTGTTTGGATATATGTAAAAAATCCCTTAATACTGACCTTTTAAGAGCTGGTAATGTTTTACGAACTATTGATATTGTTAATGGCTCTTTATGTGTAGTCATTAAGTATAAACAGTATTGCATTAGTGACCAAGATTTACCGCTTCTAGTACCGCCTTGAAATATGTTTAATCTTTTATCTGAGTTAACCGCCTGGTAAAATTGTTTATTGCAATACTCAGTTACTTTTTGTCTTTGGCTGGTGTCCATTCAATTAGTTTGCTTTCAATAGTGCTATCGTGCTGTATTTCTTGCCTTTCGATATACCCTCTTTTTTTCCCTTTTGTTTTTAACAGAAATATTGTAGCTGTTACATTGCCATCTCGTATCTGTTCATGTAATTGGCTTTCTGCAAAATCTAATGTAACATTCTCAATGTCTTTTACATCTGCTGCATACTTAGGATCTTTTTTAAGCCAGTTGTAATGTGTTTGCCTATCAATGCCTACTTGCTTAACAGCTGTTGTAACAACTGATAAACTTTTTTCCAATGCTTTGAGCATTAATCTTTTTTTATGTGTCGAAACTTGTCTATTTGCCATTTGACAAAATTACATAAAAAAAAGGGAGTTGTAAAACCCCCTTTGATTACCTAATGCCAATAGAATTAACCTGGCTTTTTATATTAGGTTTTAAAAACTTGGATCTCTGTATTCTTCCATTCTTCCAAATATTATTGAAATTGGTTTAAAATACTTGTATTCTTTAGTAATACCTTTTACAACTTTTATTCTATAACCCCCAGCAGTATCTGCATCTTC